AGTGCAAAAGAAGGTCGAAGGGGTGCTCAATCTCATGCAGTTTGTCGCCGCTAAGACGGCGACCCCGATTGACGACGAACTGCTGGAGCGGGTGGAGGCGGTCCTCCTGAGTCCTCCAGGCCAGGAACTCGTGGACTACATCGTGCGGCTGGCGACGGCCGTGAGTGAGACGGAGATCGAGGCATGAGCCCGTACTGGGTGGCTATCGTCGGCGGGGTGGCTGCTGCCGCTGCGCTGGCGTGGCCGTACATCCCCAAACTCCGGGCACCCAGCCTATCCCCGTCTGACCGGGCAGGCTGGGTGAACCGCCTGTTCTCGCTGGCTGCTTCGGCCGACGAGGCTGGCGAGGCTCAGGTGGCGGCTGCGGCCCGCGCCCTCATTGCCTCGCTCGTGCAGCAGCAGGACGCCGTGAAGAAGGGGAAGTAGCATGGGCTGGCTCAGGACGGCTGTGATTGCTGTGGGCGTGACGGTGGCTGTGGGAGCCTCCGGCTTGGGGTATGTGCTCGCGATCCTCAAGCCCGCCGATCCAGTAGACCGGCCGGTCATTGTGCCGTCTGCTGTCCTGGCTGGGGTTAGTTCCGCCGATGCCAAGCAACTGCGGGACTTCTACGCTGCGATGGCGGAGATCGTCGTGCGTGACGGTCTGTCCGGCGATCCGGTTGCGAAGACGACGTTCGACCTTCGCAACCGGCACAAGAACGCTTTGCAACTGGCGTTCGCCAACACCGCGATGGTCGGCAAGTATCCGGGTCTAGGCGACAGGCTGGACGCCTACCTGCTCGACGCCATCGGCAAACTGGACGTCCCGCTCACGCCCGAAAGCCGCAGGTCTGCGGCGAAGGCTTTCTCTGACATCCGCTAGGTGGACGCATGAGCGAGATATTCGCGTCCACGAGGGACTTGGTAGAGGCATACGAGAATGGCCTCGTCGGTTCGTACTGCGATCCGGTTGCCACCGAGAAGTTGCTGTCGAGCCTGCCTCTCCCGCTGTTTGGGGACACGCTGTCGGGGGCCGGTGAAGGGAAACTCTCGCTGGCGTTCAAGTCCGTAGTGGCGTTCGAGAAGGCGGCAGGCAGGAAGCCGTACGACGAAACCCAAACGACGGGCGATTGTGTCAGTCACGGGGTTCGTGGAGCAGCCGATCAAGCACGAGCCAACGACCCGGACCTCAGGACTACTGAGGATTGGATCGACCGCACTGCGACCGAGCCGCTATACGGCTCTCGTGGTCACGGGGGCGAAGGTGCCAGTTGCTCTGAGATCGTCGGCTGGGCACACAAGACCGGCGGCTTGATGCTCCGGAAGAACTACATCGACCTCAACCTCGACCTGTCCATCTACAACGCCAAGATCGGGATTGCGTGGGGCAGTCGTGGCGTGCCAGCCAACGTCACCTCAGTCGCAGCAAAGCACCGCATCGGCACCATCTCGCTGGTCACGACATGGCAGCAAGCCCGTGACTGCATCGCCGCCGGGTATGGGCTGGTGTGCTGCTCGAGCGTGGGCTTCAACTCCCAGCGGAATGCAGAGGGCATGTGCTTCCCGAAGGGCACGTGGCACCACGCGATGCAATGGACGGCGGCAGATGACACCAGAAAGGGCGAGTGCCGATTCCTTGTCCAGAACTCTTGGGGCTACACGTGGGTGTCAGGCCCGAAGGTTCATGACCAGCCCGAAGGATCGTTCTGGATCAGCCAGGACGTCGCCCAGCGGATGATCGGCTACGGAGGGACGTATGCAGTCTCGAATGTGGACGGGTTCCCGAAGCGGGAACTCAAGGACTGGGGCGCAAGGGAGGTGCTGGGATGAACCTTTCCGTTGCTACTGTCGCCGTCTGGCTCGCCTTCTCCTCGCCGGTCGCTGGCCCCGCACCCGCACCGCAGCCCGCTAAGTGCTGCTCTGAGTGCGGTGGCACGGGCATGGTGTGGTCTGGCGACAAACTCCACCGGTTCCCGTGCTCATGCCCGCCTACCTGCGCTTGCGCAAAGAACCGGCCCAAGATCACAATGTCTGGCACCATCTGCACGAGCGGGAGTTGCCATGTCAAGTGAGGGGGCCGCTGAACTGTGCGAGTACGTTCGCAAGGCGTTGCCGCTCCGGGCACGGCTCGTGGGCCGGGAACGCCTGGACGACCTCACTCTCATCGCCATCACGGAGTGGCCGATCCAGCCGCTCATGGACGCACGGCGCGGGTCGGGGGACGAGGAGCGGATTCTCGATGCCGTTTCGCAGAGCGTGTCCCGCACGTACGAGTCCGTGCATGGCTCGGAGAAACGGTACGGGTTCTTCTGGGCGTTCGTCCTTTCGTCGGTGGTGTCCGCAATCGTGCAACTGGTGCTGCAATGGTGGCTATCAAGACCGTCGAACCGGGTGAAAATGGCGGCGTGGCAGTACGGAATGAAAGGTGGATCGTGAGCAGCATTGATGTCTACGAAACCGCCCTGCGCATGCTGGAGCGGTATGGGTTCGGGTTGGTGCTGGCGACGGCGATACTGTGGTTCGTCCGCACGGACCTCGTGATCCCGATGGTTGACGCCCACAAGTCATTCCTCAGGGAGATGTCAGCCACGCAGCACGACATCTCCCGCGCGATCCAAGAGCAGACCAGATTGATCTACGCGATGCGTTCGGGGACAGAAAAGATGTATACGACCGGCGTGTTCGAGCCGGAAGACCAGCCCAAGAACTGATCCATGTTCGAGCGCATCACCCTCGCCCTTCTGATGGCAGCCGTGTTTGTCCTTGCGATCCGCAGCCGCTGACCCTACATCACCACAAGAGCGTCGTTCCAATGCCAATGTCGCCACGACTACTGCGCCCGCGAGCCTCTGGCGTTCACCCGGAGGCTGCCTCCTGGCGTACCCGTGTGGTCGCTAACGGCGGCAGCGTGTCGGCCACGACCATGCAAGCTGTAGACCGCTTCTGTCGCAGCATCGACGGTGCGGGAATCCGAGACCGCTTCTTTCGGCTGAATCTGTTCTGCGGCACCGGGCTTTCGGCCGCGCTGGTGCCGCTGTATTCGGGGCAGTCACGCACCGGGACACAGTTCGGGAACGCGACCGACACCAACAACGGGCCGTTTGTCAGCGGGGATTACAACGAGACGGGGGGGAGCGGAGGGCTGATAAGCAATCGCACCAGCAAATATCTGAGCACCGGGCTAAGGATGGACGCGCTGCCGCAAACAGACCGGCACCTCTCGGTGTCCTTTGATGCTGCGACGTTCGGTGTCACATCCGATTACCTCATCGGTGCAGACAATACTGGATGCGGTGGAAGCGCCTTCTGGGGCATCCTTGTAGGCGGCGCGTCTATTTCGCAGGCGATGGTGAGAGCGCAGGCTGCTGCCGCTAACAGCACCGCGTTCAATGTTTCTGGAAGGCAGCAGATTATTGTTTCCGGCAACGGTGCCGCCTCCGCATATTTAAACGGGGCTTTCGCAGTGACGGGAATCGGCGGCGCGTTTACCGCACCGTCGCTGGACGTTTTCGTTTTTGGTGCGAACCGCTGCGGATCGCCTGTTCTTGGCGGAATGCGGTTGCAGTCATATTCCATCGGCGCGGCGATGACGGCCTCACAGGCCGCCTCTTTCTATTCCGCATTGGCGACATTTCAGTCGGCCCTTTCACGCACATGACACTCTCCGACATCGAACTCCCAGTGACCTACGAATGGGGCGTGGCCCATGCCCTCCTGTTCGATGCTGCCTTGGCCCAGCGGCTCGCGGAGGTGCAGGCCAAATACGGCGACCCTCGCCATGTGCCGTCCCCTCGCCTGCTCACCGATGGGCGATTCATGCTCGCCGCCGATGTGCTGACAGAATGCATCCCAGGCGGGCTGGTCTACGGCGGGTTCAGCCAGTTGGACGCGGGGCGGTTTGACGAGATCGAAGTGGTGCCACTGGCGGAAGCGTTGGCGCTGCTGCCACCCGATCCGATGCCGTCCTAGTGCGCTCTACACCTTTAGAGAGAGTCGGAGAAGGCATTGCGCCACTGGTCCCGCCGGCTACAATGGTTCTCAATCCGGCTGATCTGCCGGAGGTGGACTGCGAACGCGGTCGGCTCCCCGTCAGCCAGTTCCGAAGAGCCTAATGAGTTAGGCACCACGTTGAAGTAATCGGGCAGGCCACCGGATGTAGGGCTGGCGACAGGGAGTTTTTACAAAGGAGGACACTGATGGGGCGCACAAAAGTTGAAGATCGAATGCTTCTTCGGACTGACGAAGCCGACGATGAGTTGAAGATTTACGGTTCGACCACCGGGACGCATGGCACTGGCGATCCGTGTGTGATCGCGGCGACCGACAGCATGAGCGAGGCGCAGACTTTCGTTTACCTGCCGCTTGAAGACGCTGTAGCGGACATCATGGACGACATGGACCTTCTTCCTATCGAAGAGATGGCGGCTCTAATCCGCGCTGCTGTTGAGCGTGGTATTGAGCGAGGCAGCGATGCTCGGCGAAAGGACGGAAGAGAGTGAGCGACTTCCCCACCGTTGACCGCGTGATCGCAGACCTGAAGCGACTGGCTGGCGGGACTTGGAACACCGACCGCGAACGCGAGATCGGGAACGTCATGGTGGACGCGAGGCATTGCCTAGTCCAGTTGCTTGCGACCGTTGAGCAGTTGCAGTCGGAGGCAGCGGACGCAAAGAAGTGGGCAATGTCCGAGCGATCCGCGAAGTGGCAGGCGTTGGCTCGGGCTGCTACTAGCGACCTACTAAAATCGGAAGAATTAGTAGATGGCTGATGCAGCGAGCAAAGACGATCGCGACATCCTGACAAACCGGCAGAAAAGCAGGACGGCGAAGCGCGGCCTGTTTTGGTGTCGCGGCTGCGACGGGAACCTCGTCGGCCAGACTGGGAAGTGCAAGGTCTGCGGCTACCGCGAGAACAGGAAGAAAACGCGATGATTGAGTACCGAAATTGCAGCGTCGATTCACCAATGTCGCCCGGCTGGTCTTACGCCGAATGGATTCGTGGCTGGAAGTTTTTTCAGTGGCGATGCTGAATGTCACTCTTGCACCAGAAGAGCGTTACAAATCCTCTGCACTTATTCATTTCGGCATAGGGTTCGTAACCGGCCAAAGCTCCGGCCAACATCCGCCAGAAGTGTCACGTTTTTTGTAAGAAAAACAGGTGCG